TTTTGATTCGGCGTGATTGCCGATTGCTGCCCACCGTTGCCGATGGACAGGATATCGGGAATCAAACCAATTCGGCGTATGAATAGGACTTCAAATCGAATCGAATCGAATCGGAGACGCCGGACTCGAAAGCCTCCCAAAGCGATTCCGAATCTTGGCTTTCGTTGAATTCATGGGCGATGAATTCGAAGGGGGAGAAGTCTCGCGAATTGGATTCGGCGGCGAAGCACAAGGCTTCGTGATATTCGGCGATATTGTCGGGGGTGACGGTTTTCCCAAGTCCGATCCAATCGGCGGATCGATCGATTGAATCGCCAATCGACGGGACATTATGGCAAGCGATTCCGTGTCCATGGTTCCATCCGATTCGATAGGCTTTCTCTAGGTCGGCGGATTGGTACGCTGCGGGGATGGATTGGGGGTATTTCATGGGATTTTGAGGTTTAGAATTGACTGACAACAAAAAACCAGAAGGCCAGAAGGCCTAAGGCGGCGAAAAGCAGGGATTGAAGGAAGAGAGAGAGAAGTTTTCGTTTCATGGATTCAACGGGATTCAAGGTTGAAAGGAGAATTGCCAAGGAAACGGTCTTTGGCTTGCTCAATCGTTTCTTCCTTGGAATACGGGCCGAATTGCCAGTCAACGTTGACGACACAAGTCTTCGCCAAGTCTTCGAATGGCGTGACGATTCGGTACCGGAATTGACCGGACGGGGTGCGTTCAATCTGAAGTGTTTTCATGCGTTCGATTCAAAATCTACCGTGGGCCGCTAGGCTAGGTGAGGGCCGATTTACCGTCAACAAAATATTTTTTGGAAAGGTAAAAACGGGGCATTTTCCTAGGAAAAACGAGGAAAATTTATTTTTGGCAAGGATGGAAACGGGACGGGAAACGAGGGTAGGACATCGAATGTCTGACGGTGTTGGACAGGAGATGTCTGAGGGGAAAAACGGGGATTGCGAAAGGCTACCTTGGATTGCAAGGTACTAGACATGACAAGGGAACAATGGACGAAAGCGAAAAGCCTCTACCTTGCGGGGAAGACATGGAAAGCGATTTCAAGCGAAACGGGACTAAATCAGTCAACGCTGCTTTCCAAAGCCTCAAGGGAAGGATTGCCAAAGGTTAGGAAGGAGATGAGGAACACGGTTTCCTCTAAAGAAACCGTCTCTTTGGAAAGCCTGTCTGCTTTGGTGCGTTCAAAGCTCGCGGCGGATGCTGCGTCAACGCTGGAAAGGGTAGAAACCTACAACCTTGACGGGATAAAGGATGAATCGATCCGCGAGACTATCCTTGCAAGCGTTGCAAAGAGAAGCGCGTTGACCTTTGGATGGAGTGAAACGGGAGAAGCTCCTAGCGTATCGGTCAACATTCTGGGCGCATTGCCGGATCGGACTGAGGTTCAGGTGACGCCCGATTCGAAGTGAATATAACCGCCATTGTGCAAGGCTTAGAAACTTATTGGCAGAATAAGAGAAACTTATCGGCAAAGGTAAAAAAGGATTGTTTTTTCTAGGATAGGAAGCGCAGGCTGGCGGGGTACTGGCACCCCTTTTGCGGGTGGGGTTCGTTTACGATACCCCCCTCAAAAATTTTCCACCATTTTGATGCTGCCAAACAAAATCAAAATTGGTCAAACAGTTTCTTTAAACACCGCTGAGAAGAAGCTGGCCTACTTTGTTGCTCGGAATCGGAATGCTCGGAATCGGTGTGACGATTGATTTGGAGGGTGTGGCTGGTGAGTTGGCGTTTTGCAAGATGTTCAATTTGTATCCTGATTTGGATACTGACCGGATGCCGCCGTACCCGGAGTTTGATGCGAGGTTGAGTGATGGTTGGACTGTGGATGTGAAGACGACTCGGTATGGTGATGGGAAGTTGTTGGTGGATGTGCGTAAGGGTCGGAAGGTGGATGGTGTGGATTTCTATTGTTTGATGACTGGTGAGTTTCCGGGTCCGTACACATTCAGGGGGTTCATGGCGAAGTCTCTTTTGGTGAGGCCGGAGAAGAGGGGTGTTGTGAGGGGGCATGAGGCGTACATGGCGGAGCAGAGTGAATTGGCGGAAGATCCGTTTTTATTCTGAATTGACATTGTTGGCCTACTTGTGCGTCCCTCCGATCCATCGACCTTAAACGATGCGATAGTTTGGTCAGCTAGAGCAAAGCCGTCTAAGCGGAGGTGACGACCGCGAGTGGGGTGGGTGGGCTAATTATCCGTCGTGTGATGGAGGAGATGGCCTACCATAACGCAGATAATGTTGGTTTAGCATATTTCATCTTATGGCTTGTCCTAATGTGTTCAATGCGTTTGCGGTGGCGACGGAGTCGCTGGCGCAGGACGTTTACAAGCGGGCTTCGTACCGCTCGATGTGGCTCAACTTGATTGAGCGTGGTGAGTATCCGCAGGGTACTGGTTTGACGCAGACCTCGTTTACGACGACCTCGATTGAGCCGACTGCGGCTGAGGAGTGGTCGGCCATTACGTTGGCCAGTGGTAATCCCGGCGACAATGGTGGTGCTTGCGATGTCACCTACAATGATGTGCCTGTTGGGTACAATGCGGTGACTTGGGGGCCGGAGCGGTTTGCCCTGAAGGGTCCGCTTCTGTGTAAGGATGATCTGACTTTCGATCATCGTGTTGAGGCGTTCCTGCGGGTGTATCTGGAGAAGCTCTCGATTCGCGCGCAGCGGAGCTGGGAGACTCGTTACCAGAACATGTTTGCCAAGTACGCCATCAAGGCGGTGGCCGACTCGTCCTTCACGCAGGTGGAGACGATTCCTGCTGGCATCAATGAGTTGCCTTGGATTCAGACCGGCTCTGTTGGTCAGGCGTTGAATCAGGCCACCTCCGAGCTGACGCAGGAGATGCTTGATGTGGCGGCGGCGACGCTGATCCGCAATGGCGCGACGAATCCTGATAGTTCCGGGTTCATCAGCTTTTCGAGCGATGGTCCTGTGTTCCCGCTGTACATTGGTCTGGAGGCGAGCCAGCGGATTGCCCAGAACAATGCTGCGCTGCGTGAGGATCTGCGTTTCGCAGACATGGGGTCCGGTCCGGGTGCCGAGCTGCTCAAGCGGATTGGCGCGAATCGGGTCATCAAGAACTTCCGCCATATCCCGAACCTGTTCCCGCCGCGCTTCACCTATGCTGGTGGCAAGTACACGCTGGTTCAGCCGTTCACCAGCAGCTCTGGTACGAAGGGTACTGTGTTCAGCGTGAACCCGAGCTGGGTTAGCGCGCAGTACGAGGCGGCGTTTGTTCCGACCCCGTATGTCATCAAGAGCCACATTGTTCGTCCGGTGAACCGTGTTGGTGACTTGAGCTGGACTCCGACCAACTACATGGGCGAGTGGCAGTGGGTGACTGGTGCCTACAAGCTCGATGTGGATTGCGCTGATCCGCTTGAGAAGAAGGGCCAGCACTACGCTGAGTTCGTGCATGCGGTGGAGCCGATCTTCACGAATCAGGGCATGACGATCATCTTCCGTCGTTGCACTGGCGCGCTGACTCAGATCATTTGTTCCTGATAGGAACAAACTACTAGCTTCGCAGATCATCTGCTAAGCATCGAAAGAATCCGCAGGTCGAAAGGCTTGCGGATTTTTTGTTTGTGGTCAGTCTCGCTGCGGGTTGCATCTTGCTGGGTGCAAAATGCTGTTTGGAGCAAGTCGCAAAAACTGCGGCGTCCCCCGTTGGCTCGAAAGGCTGGCGGGGGATTTTTATTGACTCTTTTGTCGTCTGCCGAATGCTTCCGTCATGCCGAGATTTACTCTCCCCGAAGGTGTTGAAATCCCCGAGAATCTGAAGGAAGGCGAGGCTTTCCAGACGATGGCCACGATTGTTCTTGGTAAGGGTGGCAAGGCTGAGGTCATCGAGATTGATGGTGTTGCCATTCCGGGTTACGAGAAGCAGTCGAAGGGCAAGAAGATGGCCGGTGGCGAGTACGAGGAGGAGGGCGGCGAGGAGGAGATGGAGGAGGGCGGGGAGGGCGGCGGCGGTCCTGTGGGTTTCATCGCTGAGGTGATGAGGCGCGGGGCCGGTCCGATGCGCGGCTGATAATCATCCGGCGAAAGGTTAATTCACATGGCGATAATCACATGCGACGAGGCGGAGACGCTCATCAATGAGGCGGCTTCATTGGGGTGTCGTTCGCCGTGGGAGGTTGAGCTTGCGAAGCTCGCGCTGGAGAATCGGATTGCGACGTATCTGGCTGGCGGCGGCGCGACGCGCGGTGCGTATCGCACGGTGACGACGAGCGGCAATGTGCAGAGCGGTGATTATCTGATTATTGCCGATGCGACGGGTGGAGCGATTACGATGACGTTGCCACCGGCTGCGTTGGTTCCGGGTCGGATCTATGTTTTCAAGCGAATCAGCAGCGGTGCGAATGCTGTGATTGTTGATGGCTATGCGGCTGAGACGATTGATGGTGCGGCGACGCATACGCTGACTCCGCAATGGAATAGCGTGACGATCATGTCCAACGGAGTTGCTTGGTTCATCTTGGCCGACCATTGATGCGATATGGCTAATATCTCCTGCGAACAGGCGGCGGCGTTGATAGCGGAGGCTTACGGGGCTTCGTGCAAGAGCAACCGCGAGAAGAATCTGCTGGAGATTGGCCTACTCTGGGAGGCGTCCACGCTTGGCGGGAGTGCTGACATTACGGCGGACAATACCGTGATAAGCGCGGATACGACGATCATCACGGCGGACATGACGGAATTTTTCTGACCTAAACCCTTACACAGATTATGGCACAGCAAACGATCAATGTTGGTGCGGCTCCGAATGACGGGACTGGAACGCCGTTGCGTACGGCTTTTCAGTACACGAACAGCAACTTCACCGAGCTGTACACGGCTTTGGGAGGTGGCAGCGGATTGCCGGGAGCGAGTGGTCAGTTGATTTTCAACAATGGAACCAGTCTGGCTGGCGACAACGAGTTGTTCTACAACGCGACGACCAACACGCTGACGACCGAGAAGCTGATTGTTCCGGGGAATACGCAGGTTGCCGGAAGTGCTTCAAACCTTTACGTCGGATCAATTCTGAATCCTACGTTGTTCGTTAATACGAACACCAATCGGGTGGGTATTGGGACGGCGACGCCTGCTTACACCGCGCACGTTCGAACTACTTCACCGATTCTTGCCATTCAGGATGACACCTCTGCCGCAACTGGGGTTGGTGGAACATTCAACTTCCTCGGATACACCTCCGGAACTTCTGGTGCGAATGTCTTTGCTCAGATCAAAGGTGTAAAAACCGCTGGTTCTGCTGGTGGTGAATATCAGGTGTTCACGTCCGATTCCGCTGGTAACTCGGTGCAGCGGTATTTGATTGATGCCACCGGAATCAGCACTTGGTCCGTCAGCGGCACCACCGCCATGACCCTGAACTCCACGGGGCTGGGCGTGGGGGCGAGTCCTGCTGCAAAGCTCCATGTCAGCAATGGTGCTACCGTGGATAGCGGATTGTTTACCGGATTGATGATTGGTGGAGCAACCGCAAGCGCACGAAGCGCATCCATCATCAAGGATACATCGACGCCATACAACCTGATCGTTAGTGTTCAGGATTTCACTGGCGGAACCACAGGCAGCTTTATCGTCCGTAACGGATCGACGGATCAATTCCGCATCGACTCCTCCGGCAACGTCGGCGTGGGGGTTACGCCGTCTACTTGGTGGTCTGGATTCAAAGCCTACGAATCGTCGAATGCCGTTGCTCTGCTTGCTCAGACTAACGTCCCGTTCTCTCACCTCGTAACGAACGCTTACGCTGGTGTTCCTAACTGGCTCTACAAGGTCAGCGGCAACTATGCGTTGCGCTATGCTCAGGATGGAACCACCGGAATCCATTCGTGGCACAACTCTGCGGTTGGTGCGAATGCCAACGATCCATTTACCTTCACGCAGGCGATGACGCTGGATGCGAGTGGGAATCTGTTGGTGGGGACGACGAGTAGTTCAAATACAACTCAAGGATTCAAAATCCTTTCAACAGGAAGATTTTATGGAGTAATGGCTACCGGAGGGTATGCCATTATGAATCACACAGGCGGATCTGGAACTGAGTACATTTATGAGTTCCAGAGGGCTGGAACAGCGATTGGTTCAATTACTACAACCACAACTTCAACGGCTTATGTTACGAGTTCGGATTATCGACTAAAGGAAACTGTTCGGCCACTTTCTGGCGGACTCGCTCGTGTTAATGCGTTCAAGCCTTCGATCTACAAGTGGAAGGCCGACGGTTCCGCTGGCGAAGGTTTCATTGCTCACGAACTTGCTGAAGTGGTTCCTGCGGCTGTCACCGGAGAGAAGGATGCTGTGAACGAAGACGGTTCGATCAAGCCTCAAGGAGTCGATCTTTCGAAGGTTGTTCCGATCTTGGTTGCCGCCATCAAGGAACTCACCGCCCGTGTTCAAACTCTCGAAGCTAAGTAATTTATGACCATCCTCTGGATCATCGAACGCCTGTTGGTCAAACCGACCGAAGGCAGTCTCAC